AGTAGATTTCCAACATTAGAAGCCATAGACTGCCCTGCTGCCGCTTGACCCCCTGCTGCCGCTTGACCCATTTGGGCTAATCCTCCTAATCTTCCATATTGTTGGTTGATTAAATCAGATAATATTTGTGGGCGATATTGTGCTAATGCAGATTGAACATTTCCACCTCTTAGCCCTCCAGTTGCAGAAGCATTTTGAAGAAGAGCGTTTTCCCCTTGTCTAACCATTTCAAGATATTGTGGAGATTGCTCTAGCCCAGTAATAGCTTGCTGTTGCGCTCCTGCCCCACTTAATCCTAGTAATGCTTGCTGCCCTGATAGTGCAGTAGTACCAGCCCCAACATAAGGAGCCATTAGCTCTACAATCTTATCAAACTGTCTACGCTGCTCTTCAACTCCTTGCTGTGCAGATGATGCTTGTATATATGATGCTGTTTGCGCCCCTTGTGCAGCTTGTTTATCACCAGTAATTCCGCCAAGAGTATCCCCTACAAAGTTACTTACTGCGCTCATTTATTTTCCTTTCCATTGTGATCTTGTTATTCCAAAAATATACATATCCGTTAAAATACCTTTTTTAATAATAGCATCTTTTTTAATTCCCTCTTTGACAAACCCTATTTTTTTTAAATAGTTTATAGTAGAATGTAAATCTCCTTGAACTGGAGCAGTAATTCTAGTAATATCATTTTCTTCAAATACTTTATCAATCACCATTTTTCCAATATCATGAGAGTAAGGAATTGATTTTTTAATTAATAAAGAGTGCATTTCCATTTCATATTGGTTATATCTAATACAAAGTATAAGACCTAAAAAAGTATCTTTATGCCATGCCGATATATATTTTGCAAGTGGATGCTCTATAGGAGAAGGAGTACATGAGTCATAGCTAATACATGAAAGAATATAATCATCTTCATATATGCTATTAATCATTTCAGTAGATGCATTATCTAATAAATAAAGCTCCATAGCTACTCCTTTTTATAGAGCCGCTGGATGCCCGATTATCTCAGCTTTTTAATTTCAATATTATAGCGTATATTATACTGTCTCTAAATGGCCTTGCGCTTTCAATTGAAAAAGACTTAATGCTGTTATATCATCTTGCACTAATATTTCCAAATATTCTCCTAAGGAGCCATCAAGCTTAATAGTAACTCCAATATCAGCGAAAGATCCGCTACCTATTGTTCCATACGTAGTTCCTCCACCAGCTCTATCAATAAATTGTATATTAGTAAAGTCTGTATAAATATCAGCATTGCTAGTCCAATTGGTAAAAGTGCTAAATGTACCATCTGAATTATATTTTCTAAGAATGCATCCATTTATTAATGCAGTAATACCTCCAAAATTATCTATATATCCTGCTGCTGTATGTGACATTTGTAGTGATAATCGCTCAATGTGCCATATATTAGTTGAAGCAGGAGTAACTTTATAAGACTGTGGAGATGCCATGCTCCCAATAGATGAGCTAATATCAATTATTATTTTTGCAACTATAGTCCCAATTGGGTGTATATGCCCTATTGGACGATTAATATTAATAACATTACCTACTACACTTAGCACTTTTGTATAGGTAAATTCTAAAATGCTAGTAGATATAAATTGTATATAATCACCTGCCACTATCCCTGTAGAAGAAGCAACAGTAATGGAAATTGCGCCTATTGTTGTAGCAACAGATAGTGTTGTATTTGTTGCTGTATGCTGGTGAAAACTATCATTAATAGAATAATAATGTACTCCAGCGTTATGCACATTTAGCGCACCGTTAAGAGAACCTATTGGAACATTATTTGCATCGAGTAGTTTAACTCCACGTAATTCACTCATTATTTACCCCTAATTTGCAAGTTGCCAATTTGTACCATCTGAAATAAAGTTTAATACTTCATTTTCATATAGTAATGTTTGAGAAATAGACCCACATATTAAATCTGACCCACTTCTAGTTATAGTTACGCTATTTCCCGATATATCTTTTTTTGTAATTCCAATAATAAATGATGTAGCTGTATTAGCTAGTGGTAATGTAATTGTAATAGCCCCTAGCGTTGCATCTGCTATTATTGAGTAATTACCTATTAATGCAGTATAGTTTGTTGTTACAGTAACTATACGTTGTGCTATTTCATATATTTTTTGATCTAAAATAGTATCTGCGTTAAATAAACTAGTAGCTACATTTATATAATAAGATAATGTATTTGCTGTATATGTTCCATCAGGGTTTAACCCAGAAGCAATAATAATATTTGTAACTAATTGTTCAAGCGAACTTGCATTTCCAAATAGCTTTTCAAATTGCACTATTGATTCATGATCCGGAAGAAACTTTTTAAGCTGTTCTCTACTTGGTACTTTTATAGCCATTAGTTACTCAATGGCTCTATGCGAGCTTCTAATCTTGCTATTGATATATGTGCTTCGCTTGTTCCTCTAAAACGTTGCATTCTAATGCTTGACATATTTCCTTGATTAAACCATACAATGCGCTTATCTCTATTCCCCTGCTTTCCAGCTGTTGTAAATTTTTCATTACTCCACACTAATCCATCAGTTGAGTATTGTGTATATATCATAGGATTTTTACCTATTTCTACTCTACCAGTAAGACTAACTAATTCTAATTCATAGAAAATAGCACCTTTACTTTCATTATATACAATAGAAGTTCCAAACTCCCATCCATTCACATTCCCATAATGAGAAGAAATAGTATCATCAAAATATCCATGTGATGTACTTGTAGGGTCACCGCACAACCATTTATCATAACACCATATAATATTTTTAGCTCTAAATTGACCTTTTCCGATTATACTTGTAGTCAAAGTAAACCAAATTTTTTGCCCTACTGCTAAAGAAGTATTATGGTCATATGCTAAAGTTTGATCTGGTAGATGAATCAGTAAATATTGATTACCTTTATTTGTTACTACTTCAAGAACTACATTAGCTAATTGAGCCTCTGTATATTCAAGTAATATTTGATCTATCTCATCTGTTGCTATTCTATTTGCAGTTGCGTTAGCCCCAATATAAATGGATGGTGTTTCATTTCTTGCACTTCCAAGAAAAGCGATCATATCAGATATAATACAAGCTCCATGAGTGCCGATAACCCCTTTTTGTATTTGTGCCCCACTAATACGTGCAAATGGGAAATTAGCACCGCCTACGTTATCAAAGACTTCTATTGTATATCTATTAAGGGCATAAACTTCATTACGTACTTTTATAAGTGCATTAACTGGGTCTGGGTCTGCTTCTGAACTTCCATATTTTAATGGATTAATACTCATTGGATCATTAAGTTCTGTTACTATTAGATTTGTTCCATCTGTAGACATAAAATAACCATCTACCCAAACAACATCAATACAAGTTCCTAAGTCTATGTCTGTAACTACTTCAAATATAGTTCCATTCCAATAGTATAATTTACCTCCAGAAGCAATAGCAAGACGATCAAAAGAATAATCAAATGATACATTCCCCCCAGTACCTACATCACCAATTATTGTATATACTCCATTACTATCTATACTTAATAGTTTTGTTCCCATTACTCTATAATAAGTACCGTTCCAATTAATAGCACCTCTATCAATTCCAGTACCTACCCCAAATTGAACTATTCCATACGCAGGACGTAAATATCCTTGTGATATTCCTTGATCTTTTGGAATAGGGATAAGGTTACGTGGATATGATGTTCTAAAATCGGGGGAGTTATCAGAATAAATCCCCGACAAGATAGGTATTTGCATTAGCTAACCTTTATATTTTAGGAAATTCTATACCATGTAGACATTACAGCATCAAACTTTATTGTAAAGTATCCATTCTGGGATAATGTTACTGGGATTCCAAGTGATGTAGCCCCATTAGTATTAGTTGTTAATGTTGTAATGGCATTAGTTGTAAATACTGTTATCTCTTGCTTATCAACCAAATTTGCAAGTGCTGGAAGGGTTAATGTTCCTGCTGCAAAAGCACTAATAGGAGAAAGAATAAGCCATATACTCCTATTACTATCTGTAATTTGCACACTAAACCCACTTACTACTGGTGAAGCATATTGTGTTATCTTTTCACTTGATGTAATTGATGGAACCAGCAAAGCTTGTAATGTAGTTAATGAAGTCTTACGTGAATCTCCATTAGCAGTTGACCATATAATAATCTGATCGCTAAGTGATGGGTTATTATCAGTTGATAATTGATTAATTGTTGAACTCATTTTATTCCTTTAATATAGTAATAATTCGCCATCTTGACCTACTATAATAGGATCACTTGCTGGACTTAAATATGGACGCTCTGGTGTTTTGTACCCTGCCCCTGCTGGAATACTATTATTAAACTGTGCTTCTAATGGCATTGTAGCCAAGGAAAGTAAACTTTGATAAGCTTGATATGCGTTTTGTTTAGTTTCCATAGATACAGTTTTACCATAAGATGGAGCAATACGAATAGCTAAATTAAGATAAATAGCTTCATTAGCTGAATCTGGCACTGTTGTATCAGTATCAAGATTAGATAATTGTGGACTAGATGGCAATGGATAGCTAAGACGTAGCTTAGAGTTCCATGTAGCCATCATAGCGTCAAGTTTATATAGTGCGGCATCAAGTTGTTCAGGTTGAAGATCATATACGTATGAAGCTAACCCTAATTCCTCAAATGCTGATGTAACAAACTGTCGCTTAGTCCAAGACATATTATTCCCCTAGTTTTTCATTGATTTTAGCTAAAAGGTTTTTATCGCTCATTCTTCCATCGAATTTAATAGATAGTTCTTTTGCTTTATGCTCCAACTCTTCTCGTGTGACTTCTCCATTATCATCAGAGTCTACTTTTTTAGCATCGATAGTTGTGAGATACCAACCCTCTTTTAGTTTGTCTGAGATTTCTTTCTCATCGACAATAGTATAGTCATAAGTTGATCCTTCTATCTCAATATGACTACCAAGTTTATAAAGCATTGTTGGAGATTCCATAATTATTTCATTCATTTTTTCTTAGCCTTATCTTTTGCTTTTTTAGCAACACTCATAGCAATTGCAACAGCTTGTTTTTGTGGCTTACCTGATGCTATTTCAGCTTTTATATTCTTGCTTACTGTTTTAGGGCTATACCCTTTTTTAAGTGGCATAATTTATCCTTTTTTCTTTTTAGGTTTCATAACTGCGATAACAACAGCAACTTTTCCTTTGCCCTTACCGTTTTTACATGCCATATTATACTCCTTTTTTGAATACTGTTATGCACTTCAATAAATGCACAAAAGTAATCAAGAGCCGAAGCTCAAGATTATCCTACACGAACTAAATCAAATGTAGTTGCAGCTGTTTTAATCAAAAGATATTGACCACCCAAAGCCGTTACCGCTCCACTACCTACAAGCGTTACGTCTACGCCCCCAGCTAATGTTGAAGTATTAGTTGCATGGTTTGAAGAATGATAAATCTTCACGGATTCCCCGATTGCTAAATCTGGAAATGCAGCTGCCGTTAATGTTCCAGTTAGAGTTGTCATAGTAACGACTCCACCACTTGCATCTTGGTATAAACAAAGCCCTTGCATTTGAGCAGCTGTCAATGTTGCAGCATTTGTTACTGTGCTACGAGTAATAGCCAATACTTCATCTGATACCGTAGGAGTTAAACCAACAGTATAATAAACATCGTTATCAATCGCATCAATGCGAATATGACGATCATTTGCAAAATCACCTAAAACTGTTTCAGCATTTGTAATACGTGTTTGTTCATAATAACTCTCAGGATAATTAGCAATAGGGTATGTCGAATAAAAAACTACCGCTGTTCCATGATTAGCTTGAATAGCAACTTTTTGACCAGTTGTTAATGTAATAGTAACTGACCCATTTTTATTAATTTTAGTAGCCATTTTTAACTCCTAATTAAGATCCCCTCAAAAAGAGGGGTTATTTGTTTACGCTTGACCGAAGAGGATAATACCAGACATTTCAGGCTGCTTATTAACAACCCCAAATAAGGTATCCCAGCGATACTTAGTTTTCATTGTATTAATATCGTAGAACTTCTGCATAACAATTTCAATACCGTTATCAGTAGTAGCTCTCATTACAGCAGTACCAGCATCAGTTGGAACAGCATAGCGACCAGGGAGAATTTCCATAGCATCTTTCTGCCAGAATGGGTTTACGCTTGCAGTAGTTGTATTCAACCAAACAAGACCAGCACCATTTGCAGGAGTAGCAGTAACGTTTTTATACGCCAACTCTGCATCTGTTGCGCCTTGTGCTGAAATGATTGGAGGACTAATTGTAACGACACCAGTTCCACCAGCTCCACTTACGATACCAGTAATACGGAAAGTCTTAAGTTGTCCAGTATCACCCTTGGTAATATGATGAACAGCATTAACCCCAACGATAGTGAAACAATCTCCTACTTTTACAGTACCAGAAGTAACCGCAATAGAAATGTTTTGGTAACGGTTATCCACATTTGAAACTTCACCAGTTGAAGCAGTACTCGTAGCCTTTGGAGTGTAATACTGATTAGCAGCAGAAATAGTTACTGTTGTTCCAAGTGCAGCAGTCAAACTATTTGCATAGTCAAGTTTAAACGATTCAAAAGAAGCGATTTGTCCGATGTATGCTTTTTCATAAGCAGTCAAAGGCTTACCAGTCATTGTAGAACGGTTTGCCAAGTCTTTAGCCATACCATTGTAATCACGAGTTGAAAGCGCAAGGAAACGATCATACGAATTAACGCCTTGCTCATTCATAATTGCTTCGATTTGAGCAACATCATCAAAACCAACAGCCGCAGCAGTACGTTTAACAACAAGAGTACCTTGATTAGCAGCAACGGTCATAAGAGCAACGTTTACGTCACTAGCAAGTTTCTGTGCAGCAGCCATA